GCAAAAGCGCTACAAGGCAAGCAAGAAGTCGGAATCTACCAAATGACAGAGCAGCTTATCGTCGCCCTAAACGGGCTCGATCTTGGGCAAGTTGACGGCTTGAAGTTTAAGCGGGTTAAGAACCTTTTTAGTTTTGCAGAAGCGCAACAAGGTGTCTGTTGTTATGAAATGAGTTTCGAATTGCTAATGCACCCTTTTAATCAGATAGACGCTTCTACGTTAGACGAATTTAAACACTTTCATTCAGACACTTTAAATGAAAGCAGTGACGTTTTAATGAGCGCTGATACCGAATTGACAGAATAGGAGAACCCTATGCAAGACGTAAATAAAGTAAGAATAAAACCGCTTGAAGGTATGCAAGTTCGTAAGCAAAACGGGCAGATACTAAACCCAGATGGTGAGCTGGTTATTTTAAATAGCTATTACCGTCGCAGGCTAAAAGATGGTGATTTGCTTTTAGTGGAAGATAAAAAAGCCGCTAAAGCAGCAGCCAAAAAAATTGAAACTCAGGGGGACAAATAAATGAGTATTTCATTTGACAATATACCATCGACATTACGAAACCCCGGAACTTACGTCGAGTTTAATAATGAGCTTGCTGGCGCGTCTTCGACAATGTTTAAGGTTGTTATAATTGGACAAAAGTTAGATTCAGGTATTCAGGCAGTCAATACACCGATTAGAGTCACTGACCCTAAACAAGGTGCGGTTTTCTTTGGGCAAGGAGCTATGCTTGCTGGTCAATGTGAAGCATTTTTAAACGCAAATGCCGATACCGAAGTTTGGGCGATAGCGTTATCTGATGATAACGAGGGAGCGGTTTCAGCGGGTGCTTTTACAGTCGAAACCGCAGCAACAGGCTCGGGAACTCTTTCGCTTTATATTGGAAATAATCTGGTTAGAGCAGGAGTAAGCGCAGGGGATGATGTAAATACTATCGCGGCCTCGATTGCGGCTAGCATAAATGCAAACACTTCTTTGCCTTTTATTGCTGAGCTTGAAAACGCAGTTGTTAGAGTAAAATCTCGCCATAAAGGTGAAGTGTTTAACGGGCTAAAACTGCAAGCAAATTATTATGATGAAAAGTTACCTGACGGCGTTACTTTAACATTTGCTGATTTTGTCGGTGGGACAGGTAACCCTGATATGTCACCCGCGCTTGATGCAATGGGCGACGAATGGTTTAACTGGTTGGTTTGCCCTTATACAGATACATTTAATCTTGTTCAGCTTGAAACTGAATTAGGCGAACGTTTTGGGCCAATGGCCCAAATCGGTTGTCGTGCTTTTATTGCTTTTTCTGGTACACACGGTCAAAGCGGTACATTCGGCTCGGCTAGAAACAATCCACATATATCTTGTATGGGGACGGGAGCAAGCCCAACACCGCCTTATTTGCTGTCTGCGATTAACGCAGCGGTAGCAGCTAAGTCTTTGTCAATAGACCCGGCAAGACCACTCCAAACATTAGTGCTAAAAGGTATGTTAGCGCCTAGCCGCCATGAGCGTTGGGGCCAAACCGAGCGCAACCTTCTTTTATTCGATGGCATTTCAACTTTCACGGTCGGTGATGACGGTACTTGTCGCATTGAACGTCAAATCACTATGTACCAAACCAATGCTAGCGGTTTAAGTGATGCCAGTTATTTAGATATTTGTACGCCAGAAACCTTAGAGCGTATTCGATATGAACAAAGGCTTATGGTGGCTCAGAAATACCCACGTCACAAACTGGCCAGTGATGGCACGCAGTACGGAGCGGGCCAAGCGATCGTTACTCCAAAAATCATCCGTGGTGAGCTGCTTTCTCTTTATAGAGAGATGGAGAAAAAAGGTTGGGTGGAAGATTACGAGTCTTATGAAGCGAACTTAATTGTTGAGCGCGACGCTGATGATGCTAACCGTTTGAACTGGCGTGATACACCAAACTTAGTTAATCAACTTCGAATTACCGCTGGTAAACAGCAATTCATTATTTAGATATTCAAGCGTTTTAAATTTAGGAGAAAGCACATGGCTAGAGTCGCAAAAAAATTGTATTTCGATATACCTGGTATAGGCAGAGTTAACTCTTTACCCGGCGCAAGTTTTAACCCCGGCGGTCAAAAGCGTGACGCTGTAATGGCCGATCTTGGCCCGGCAGGTTTTTCAGAAGAACCCGTTGCGCCATCTTGTGAATATAAAATCGCAAACACAGCGGGCGTAGACCTAAATCAGTTAAGAAACTTGACTGATGTTAACGTCTCGATTCAAGACGATAACGGTCAGTCTTGGATGATATCTAGTGCTTGGATGAGCGAGCCCCCGACACTTTCAGGTGGGGAATATAGTTGCAAAATGGAAGGTATTTCAGCCGACCCAGTAAGCTAATTAAATTAAATATAGAGGCAAGTAATAATGGGAAATATCAAAGGTAAATTAACTAACGGAATCCTTTTTGAAGGTAAAAAACAAACCGACTACGAAATGCGCGAAGTTGAAACCGCAGGGGAGCTTTTCGATGCTGAAATTGAATCAGGTGGTGTCGAAAATCAGCTTGCTTTTAACGGTGCTTTAATCGCTCGACAACTTGTTAGGGTTGGTGACTTTACAGGCCCATTTGGGATTGAACATATAAGAAAGCTATCACCACAAGACTTTACTGAGCTGAGAAAAGCGCAGGGAAAGTTGAGCAAAGCCTCAAGCGAAAGCGAAACGGAAGAGACCGTTTAATAAAGCAAAAATACTGGCAAGCGACGTCTCTAATTGCACTTAAATTTCACTGGTCTAGAGAAACAATAAGAGCGCTTCCCGTTGATGAGTTTAGTTATTATTTGGAGTTACTAACCCGTGAATGATCTAACAACTAGCTTAATTTTACAGCTACAAAACAATCAGTTTAGTAACGGCCTTCGTAACTCAACTCAGGACGTAGAGCGCTTTACTCGTAAATCAAACCGTGAATTAAAAAGCCTAAAAAACACGTTTAGAAACGCGACGGGTAATTTTCTTGGAGGTTTTAAACAAGAACTACTTGCTGTCGGTAGTACGTGGGCTTTGATTAATCAGAGTAAGCGCTCAGGTCAGATGGAAAAAGATCTGACCCGTATCACTCAAACTGCTGGGGTTGCTAGGGATAAAACACGAGAGCTAAAAAAAGAATTATTTGCTCTTAAAAGTCAATACGGTGTAGCTACTGATAGCTCTCAGAAAGCAATGGACACATTGGTTCAAGGAGGACTTAGTTGGAAGCAAAGTATAGGGGGGATTCAAGCTATTGCGCCTGCCTCTGCTGTTACAGGCGCAAATCCGGAAATTTTAGCTAGTGCGTTGGGTGTAAGTAGTGAAATCTATGGTTTTGATTTATCAAAACCAGGCGTAGCAGTGGAACTGCTCGATAAAATGACAACCGCAGGTAGAGAAGGTAAAGCAGAGCTAGAGGACATTTCTAGTATATTTTCACGTATTGGCCCAAACGCAAAACAAGCAGGTCTATCTTTTGAACAAGCATTTGGATTTGTAGAGCAGCTCTCACTAATAGAAACACAACCTGAGCAATTAGCAACGTTAGCAGATAGCACATTGCGCATATTTACTAACAAAAAATATGGGGACAACCTTACTAAAAGGCTAGGCATTCCTTTATTTGATGACGGTGGTGCAAGGCGAGATCCTTTTAAAGTTTTAGAAGACGTATCAAAAGTCTATCTCAAACAAAATACAGACCTTCAACGTAGTGCCGTTATTTCATTTGGATTTGGTGAAACTGATTTAGACACTCAAAAAGGCATTAAAGCGCTTTTAAGTGATGGCGCTATTCAAGGCGCTCGTCAGAAAACTTTCAACATTGCCTCCGCGAAGGGAACAATTGCATATGGACTCAGTGATGCAATTGATAACTCAATAGATCAAGTGTCCCGACTAAAAGGAGCTTTAACCGAGGCCGCTGATAGCTTTGTATCTCCTTTTAATAAAGGTATTAATGCCGGTGTTAAGAAGTTACTTGATACTGAAGAGCGTGGTGGATTTGGGCTTGATGGTACTGATTTGATAGTTGGAGGTGGCGCTGCTGCTTTAGCTGGAATGGGAGCGTATAAATACGGCGGCCCTTTAGCAAAAAAAATGCTAGGTAAATTTGGCAATGTTGCAAGTGGTGTCGCAACTGGTAAAGCTTTGGAAGCAGCCGCAGGGGTTACTCCCGTTTATGTGGTTAATATGCCGTCCTCGGCGCCATTAACAATGGATAAGTTAATCAGCCCAAAAGGCTCAAAAAGAAATAGAAAGCAAGCGAGTCTTCCAAATTTAAGCTCAATAAATTCGGTAATAGAGGCGGAATCAAAAGCATCAAAACTATTTAAAAAAGCGGGCAAATTTGGCGGCGCACCTCTCGCCTTTGCTAGCGGTGGTTACGCTTTATATGACACATTATCGAGTGACGCTAGCACCAAAGAAAAAGTCGTTGATACCGCAGGTATTGCGGGCGGCGTAGGCGGCTCGGCCCTTGGTGGTTGGGGCGGTGTTGCAGTCGGTGCCGCGGTAGGCTCAGTTGTTCCCCTAGTTGGAACAACTGTGGGCGCGGTTGTTGGTGGCCTACTCGGTAGTTTAGGCGGTTATTTTGCTGGGGAGTCTGTAAGTACCAGCGTTGCTGAGCAGATCTCAAGCTTGTTTGCTGAAGATAAAAAAGACCAGGAACAAAACCTTAAAGCATCAAAAGTTGAAAACCCTAAAGCCGAGCTAAAAATCACGGTTGAAGACGGTCATACAAAAGTGACGTCGGTACGCTCTAACCACATTGATTTAGATATCGCTGGTTCAAGTATGGGGGCCTTATAATGAGCTGGCGTGACCGTTTACGAGTAGGAAGTTTCCGCGGTGTAGAATTTAGTGTTGATGGAGCGGGAGGCTCAGGTGGTCGTCGTGTTGCTTTGCATGAGTACCCACAACAAGAAAAATACCATGCTGAAGACCTAGGACTTAAAGCGGAAACTGAACGATTAACCGTTTATTTAGTGGGTGCAGATTATGATTTAGAGCGTGACAAGCTTATGGCCGCTTTGAAAAAACCTGGATCAGGTAAGCTTGTTCACCCTTACTTAGGCACGCTCAATATTCAAGTTCAAGATTTTGACTGGTCAATAACAACACGTCGCGGTGGGTATTGCGCACTCACGATTCAATACATTAGGGCCGGAAAGCTCACCCCGCCTACTTCAACGTCTAATAAAGCGAAGCAGCTCACTGACGCTTCAGCAGCAGTGAATATAGCTATTGAAAACAGCTTTGTTACTTCCTTTACCGTCGATGATACAGCCGCTTTTGTTGAAGAATCAGCCTTAGAAAAGCTAGACGGATTTGTAGATAGTATCAGGGCAATTAATGGTCAAATTGCTGGGTACCTTGAACCGATCGACACGGTTGCAGCGATTGTTGATGACTTCGGAAACGAGGTAGCCAGCTTAATATTACAACCTGCAAATTTAGTTTCGTCATTGGTCAGCGTTGCCGCATCTGCGTTCGGCGCGATTAACGATATTAAAGTCGCGTTTAAAGCGTATGACCATTTATTAGCAGGATTCGGTGATGATTTAGCCGCAGATATTGATACTTCTTTTTCAGTTAATAGAGCGCAAGAGGCAATCAATAATGCAGCTCTAAATACTTTGATTGTATCGGCGGCAACCGTTGCGGCTACCAATAGCATTGTGACGATACAGTCAGCTTCCAGTACCTCTACCTCTTCAAGTGATAACGCTTTTGTTACCTTAGCTGAAGCACAAATTACACGAGATAAGTTGCTCACTACCGTTGATTTATTGATTGATGCGGGTGCGACGGATGAAGCGTATTTTGCGTGGGCTGATTTGCAAGCGAGCCTTGTTAAATATATTGCTGACATTGAGCCAAATCTGGCCACATCAAATACGACAACATTGAATCAAAGCGTCCCCGCGTTAGTCATGGCATATAACCTTTATGGTGACGCAAATAGAGAAGCTGAGCTGGTCAACCGTAATAGCATAACTAACCCTGTGTTTATGCCTGCAGGTGTTGAACTGGAGGTGCTGTCATGAGTGATTTACTTTACCTTCATATTGATGGAAAGATTCATTCCTATTGGACTGAGGCCACTATAGCCCGCTCAATTGAACGCGGTGCTCATTCATTTAATTTAACGCTAACCGATAGTTTTGAAGAAGCATCTCAAACGTCTGCTCGAACAATAAAGACAGATCAAGCAGTTGAGATATTTATCAATAAAGAAAAGATCACCTCTGGCTATATCGATGATGTAAACCCTTCTTACAACGCTAAAACTCATACATTGAATGTGGTAGGTAGGAGTAAGGTATCTGATTTAATTGCTAGCACGACAGAAGGTAAGCAATTTAAAGCAGGCATGCGCTTAAGGCAAATTGCAAGTGCTTGTTGCTTGCCGTTTGGTATTGATGTGATTGTCGATCCCTCTGCATCAAGTGCAGCCAACGAGCCGATGAAAGCTGACCACATGCTAGACCTTGGACAGCCCATTTGGGAATTTTTAGAAGAGCTAGCAAGAATCAAGGCTGTATTACTTGTCTCAGATGAAAACGGAAACCTAGTCATTACTCGCGCGGGTTCAAGCTTGTCTGAAGTGGCGCTTGAACTTGGTAAAAATATAAAAAGTGCGTCTGGTACATTTAGTAGTCGCAATCTTTTTAGTGAATATACCGTATGCGCACAACAGGCAAACAACCCGCTAGCGTTACTTGATTCAAAGGCGAAAACCCAGCCAAAAGGCACGATCAAAGTGTTAACCAGACGTCATAAACCTAGCATCATAAGTTCAGATAACCCAA